CTCAAACACCTTGCTGTACAGCGCCCCCATCTCGGGCGGTGACTGATACACCATCGTCTCCCTGATTGTGACCTCAAGCTTGGCCATCTGGTCTAGCGCCATCACACGATTGAGCGCGGCTTCCATCAGGTTGGCGTTGGGATCATAGACAGTCTGGCTCTTTTCTTCTTCTTCCCTTATGTGCGCGGCAAGTTGTTCTTGGAGTTTGAAAAACTCTGTGAGCTGCTTGACGACATCGGCCATGACCTTGGTTTCGTCAACGTACTTTTCCTTCTTTTTCGCCACAGGCTTGGCCTTGGCTGGCTTGGCGCTGGCTGTTGGCTTGGCTCGGAACCATGCAATGATGGGGCCAAGAAAACCGCCGACCTCAGCCGCAATCCCAGCCACTTCGTCATAAGTCTCCCTGACTTCAACAAAAGTTTCCTTGGCTTGCTTGTAGAGTTCGCATCCTTCCTTGATGGCGGCAACGCAAGCATTGGCGGCAAAGAGGATGCTGATCGGATCAATTTACAACCCCAATATTTTTTTGACCAGCTCACCGGCAAAGCCTGGGCCGAATAAAACCGCAACGATGACGATGTAGATCAAGTACTCAATGCGCGTCATGCGCTTGTCGCCCTCAATGAATGACTTCTCAATAGCCGTGTAGCGTGAAGCGCAGACGGCCTCATGCACCGCCAGTTTTGTTGAAGTATCGTCAGTCATGGTGCAAGAGCGTTTTGGTTTTCTTGCGCGGGTGCAAGGGCGTTTGTTGGTGCTTGAGGCATTACCGCTGCACGAGCCGCCGCCGCGCCAGCTTTCCCATATCTTGATGGGTCAGTCAAAATACGTAGCACTCCCGCACGTTCTGCTGAAGGTAACGTATTAAGCATTTCTAACGCAGTCTTTCCCGACACCATACCCTCTTGTAGCTTAGCGGTAACTTTTTTGCCGAGCCGTTTTTCAAGTTCTTCAAACGTAACGTTGCCAAAAGTTACTGCACGGTTAAGTAACGAGGGGGCGCGGGGAAAAGTCCGACCAATATCTTCTACAACAGCAGTAAGTCTTTCTGCACCTAACGCGGCGGCTTCTTTCATTGCGCCTGCCCGTTCAACGCCAGCAGCAAGTTTTTCTAAAGTGGGCATCTTACTGCCCATTTCTTTAAAAATGTCGTAACTGCCTGGGCCAAAGATAGCTTCCACCGCGTCTGCGTTATCACCGCGTACAAGCCGCACATATTCTTTTGGCGAATCTTTAAACAACTTTGCCGCTTGCGCTGCCATAGCCTTTTGGTCAATGGCCTGCATTCCCTGCGAATATGTTTTAAGGTAGTCGCGCCAGCCGGTGCCGCCTGCTTTTTCAATTGCGTCGTCAATCAAAGGCCGTACTTCTTGTAGCACATTGCGCGTTACCTTGGCGCTGATCTTTGGATCAGTCTGTCCAAGAATTTGCATGATGCGTTCGTTAATGCCTTCTTTGCGAAGTGTGTACAAGTCATGTGCATCAATGACGCCGCCGCCTTTTTCAGTTAAATTGGCAATGTCGTCTTTAACAGCTTGCAGCACTTTGGTCATGTTTGAGCTAGCACGAAGCCCTGGCGTTGCAAGTTTGGTGTCAATGGCTGCCGTAATACTGCCAGCGTCCAACGGACGCAAACCGTAGTCTTCCAAACTGCCAATTTGGCGTTCCAAAAAGCCTGCTTCGGCGCGGCGTTGTTTGGCAATATCAGCAAAGATGTCAGACGTTTGTTGCCATTCTTGCGAGCGATCGCCAGCGCTTAAAAAGCCTGGCTTGCCTTTAGCCGCAGTTGCGGCTTGTTGCGCGGCTTCCGTTATCGGCGAAATGACAGCTTGACCAGGCAACGCTTCACCCACAGGAATACCACCACGCAATGCGTTAACCATGCTTGCTTGACGTTGTTGCGCTTGCGGTGCCAATTGGTTTATTGTTCTTGCCGCTTGATTGGCCGCGCCTAACTCAACATTTCGCATATCTTGCGTCAGTTGATTTAGCCGTTTGATTGATTCTTCGTACGCGCGACGCGCTTCGGTTTCATTGCCGCCTTCAGCCATGCGGTGTAGCAAAGCAATATCATCTGCTGCTTGTTGTTTAAGTTTTAACGATATATCGTCTGTTTTAGCCGCAAACGCACCCAAGGCTTGAAAAGCATTGTTTTGTACGCCCGCCGTAGCTTGAGCAGCCGTTAAATCTTCCGGTGCGGCAGCTAACGCGGCGCGGATAGCGCCAATGCGATCTCCGGCCACTTCACGCGAAATCTTGCCTGCTTTAATTGCAGCAAGTTGGCCGCTAAAAGCATCTTTAAGAAATCCTGCACCCTTAGCTAAATAATTTATTGTAGTACCTGCTAGAGGTATGGCTGCGCCAATCATTGCACCTGTTTCAGCTTCTGCGGGATTTATTACCGCCGCAGTAGCACCACCTGTAATCGCGCCGCCCGTTACGCGGGTGCCTATGTCAGCAAGACGAGCCGCAGCAGGCGTGCCTTTTTGTATAGCTTGACCAGTAGAAAACCCACCAGATCGAATAGCTTGTGCCAAAGGCGCAGCAGCAGGCACTGCGCGAAGAGGCGCAGCGATCATGCCGCCCACAGGAAATGTTGCGCCTACTTCAGCAGCCAACTCACCTGCTCCAGTAGACATAGGGAATTCTTGTTTAAAAGGTGCTACGCGGGCTTGCGCTTGCGCGCGTCGTTGCGCCGCATCAGCGGCCAATGATGCACCCACACTAGTTGCCCCAGCAGCTTGCAAACCTTTGCCCAACAACTCTTGACCACCAAACATGACATTTCCTACGCCGCTGATGATGCCTTCAGACGCGGCTTGAATAGGCGCGCCGAGCGTTTCAAAAAATCCTCGTTCTTTACGAGCCGCAGGAATTTCAGATAATTGCTTTGGCGCAGGCGCGGCACCAAAAGTCTGAGCCGCAAATGCTTCTACTTGCGCGGGCGTTGCATCGTCTGGGCCTTCAAAGACGTGAACCGCACCGTCTGGCCCTTGAACACGGTATTTAGTAGCCATTATTTGCTTTCTTTACCAAGATATTTAAACCCACCAGTTCCTTGTGTCGCAGCAGGCGCGCCCCTAGGCTTATCTTTCTTTGGCAACATACCGCTACCGGTAACGTAGGCGTCTTCAATGTCTTGAATAATACGAATTGCAGACTGATACGATTGCCCAGGGTCTGAAATTGATTTCAGCATTGTTTGCAATTCAACGTTTGAGTTGAGTTGTTGAGCAGACATGCCGGTAGCATTTTTAATTGAATTAACCAATCGGCTACGCGCGCTGTTAATTACATCGCGCTCAACTTGCGCTTCTGTGGCAAAGAATTGACCTGTTCTTTGGCCTATTGCTGTAGACGCAATTCCGGAAGCAACGTTAGATAACGGGCCGCGCTCCGTGCTTGGGACAGCGCGTAATTTATCAAGCGTTTCAAACGACGCGCGTAAATTTTCCAAATCATCCGCAAGTTGAGTTTTACCTTGTTCAACTTTATTGACGCGTAACGCCGCGCCTGGTTCTTTACCCCCAACACCAATAACGCCTGGTGACCCGACACCACCACCTTGATAACGTTTGGCGTCAATAGTGATCATTTGATTTGAGTTAGTCGGATCAACAATTTGCGTAATTGTTGGCGCAACGGGCTGAGCAGGCGCGCGGCTTGCGCGGGCAATGCGAATGGCTTGATCTTCTTCTTCACGTGAACGTAAAGTGCTTGGTTTTTTTGCATTTATAAAGTCTTGATAGCCTTGTGGAGTTAATGGATAGCCCAACTGTTGCATTAACAAGGATTCTGGCGTTGATGTTTCTTTAGCAGGTGTATCAAACTTGCCTGTACTAGGGTAGTATATCGAACCGCCCACAACTTTAGGTTGTTGCGACTTCATCCATTCGGACATGCCCATCGCCTCTTGCTGGCGGTGGCGCTCAAACTGTTCAGGATCATCTGGTACTTCTGCCAGCGCTTGTTCCAATGTGCTAGCTTGCGACAGTATTGGCCCTAAGTCAGGGTCAGCGTATTGCATCTTTACCAGCTCACGAACGGCGTTAGGGTTAGGCGCACGAAGCAATCGCTCCCGAAACATACCCGTTTTTTGAGCAGCGGCTTGCGCTTTTACTTCACGCTCTTGTTGACTAATAGCGCCCCGCGTTTGTTGCATACGCAAGGCATTTAGCTCTTGATCTTGCGCTCTTTGTTGTTGCGCCAATTGATTGCGTTGCGCCTCTTCTTGGCCAGCCATGAATTGGCCACCAATATTGACGGGCTGTAGGATTCCAAAATTAAGCGCCATGATGTGACCTTTTATGTTCCGAAGTAACCGCTGTACTGTTCAGGACTTATGTTGTAACCAGCAGCACCGCCACCGCCACCACCACCACCACCAAACAAGTTACCAAAGTTAGGGTTGGTTTGCCCATACAGTTTGGCAATATCACCATACGACGATGTTCGCGCTTGAGCGCCAGCCAGCAAAGCATTGCCAGCATTAGCACCTTGGTTCATGTACGCCGCGCCTACATTACCCGCCATGTTTTGACCCGCAGCGCCCAATGTATTGGCTGTGGTTTGCGACATTCCAGTCAATGACTGTAACGGGTTCAAACGAGCTTGGCGCTCTGCTTGGTAGCGATTGAAAGCGTTTGTGTACTCTTGGCTACCCATTTCTTGGCCGTATTGTTGCGCGGCTTTCAAAGCCCCGCCAGAGATCAGACCGCCACGGGCGGCGGCACTGCGCTCCAATGCTTTTTGGCCTTCTTTCAACCGAAAGCCATAGCCTGGGTCAGCTTGAAATTGACCCATTCCAAAATTTGTGTACTTCGACGCTTGCACCAACTCAGGCAACGCATTGACGCCGACGTCGTAGAAAGGCTTTTGCCTTGCCACGTTTTCGCTGTACATGCGCTCTTGAAGCGCCGTAGCACGGTTTGTTGCCTCTGCGGCGGTATTTGCGGCTGACTTGGCCGCTTTAGCTTGCATTGAGCCGCCGATCAAACTGGCCGCTGCGGGGATAAGGAATTGCCAAACCATAATTTACTCCTTTAAGCTTGACGCCAAATTTTTTCAATATTACCAAGTTCAATCAACATTTTGTTGGCGCAATCGGTAGTGTGTACGCAGTACCAACCCACGTCTGTGGTTGATTTTATGCCGTAATGCTTACCCACGCTGAAATGGTGATGGATCATGTCACCTCACGTCCGCTAACGCGCATATTGATGGCGCTAGCCGTTCCAGCAATTGTGGAAATAAAGTCACTGGCGCTAAGCACTTGGCCAACTAACTCAGGGAAGGTGTAAACCTCAGATGGCTGGAGCGTCTTAGTCTTGGTGATCAAGTTGGAATTGCCCGCTGACCCAGCCGCCGTCACCAAGTTGACGCTGATGGTTGCTGCACTGCCGCTGAAGTTAGTCGCTGTGAACTTGTCAATAATGGTTGTGACACCTGTAGCAGTGTACTGGGTGGTTTGGGAATTCTCAACCGTTTTGGCTGGAACTAGGACGCGAACGGTAACGGTCATTGGAAACCTCCGATATTGTTGTTGACTGTCAGAATTATGGATGGGATGGCTGGAACTGGAGCAACGGCGGCAACTGATAAAAGTTCAACACTTAAGTCACTCACCGAAAACATCAGTTCAACATAATCATTGGCTTTCAAGTCAAAAAAGTAATTTAGCGATGAAAAAATTTCACCATTATTACCCTGAACCCTGATCTGACTGGCGCTGTCCGGCACGTCTGTACCATTGAGCCTAAACCAAAAATAAAACTCTGCCGTGCCTCCCGACGTTTTGTCAAGTTGGAACGATGTGTCAAAGTTGTAGATGCCTTCGCTGTCAACCACAATCCTTGATGTTGGACTGCCAATAAACACCCCATTGCTTAAGTCTGTTGTGTTAAACGTAATGGCTTTGGCCGTATTGATTGTGGTGGCTGTTTGCGTAGTGGTGTCGTAAAAAGATCCGTACCTTGCCAGTTTGAACTCCCTTGGCGGCGGGGTAAGTTGCAACGCTTGAATCTGCTTTTGCATTTCTGCAAAGTCATCGGTTTGGTAATTGGTTTGAAGTTGCAACGCTTGAATTTGTTTTTGCATCTCAGCTATTTGGTCAAGCGCGTAGTTTTGCGTTTGAACGTCTACGTCAATGTTGGCCAAGTCTTCTTGCGTCAGCGGTGGTGGGCCTAACTGCAAGTCGGTCAAAGATGAAGTGTTTTTACCGCCGCCAGTTAACTCAAACAAATTTAGAAAAAAGCGATACCACTCACGCGAGATTAGGCCGGTGCGCTGGTCAGTCAGCGGCACTCGCGGTGGTGTGATATTGGTAAGGTCTACGTTTGCCATAGTTAGGCGTTGGTTGGGCTTATGATCAATTCAGCCCCCATGATGGCTATTTTATTGGGGTCAGTGCCTGAAAGCTCATATACACGATCGCGCAACTTGAGCGTCATGCCCAACCGACGCCAGAAAGTTCGCTGGCCATACGCGCCGATCTTGCCAAGCGGTGACCAATGCTCATTTGACCAAGTGTGACCACCGTCATCCGACCAGCGCAACATGACTTGGGGGTCAGAGCCTTGGCCAAGATTTAAGCCAACGCCTGCCTCGCAATCCAATTGCAGGCTGTGGTGGGTTGTGC